GTCCAGGAAGGGCGATGGCGCGATTATTTTCCAAGGTATGCAGAATCACACCGCCGACAGCATTAAGTCGCTGGAAGGCTACGACTGCGCTTGGGTGGAGGAAGCGCAAAGCCTAAGTCAGACCAGCCTTGACCTACTGCGCCCAACAATTCGCAAACCCAACAGCGAGTTATGGTTCACGTGGAACCCTCGCCAGAATAGCGACCCAGTGGACTTTCTGCTGCGTGGGCCAGAGCCGCCAACCGATGCGACAGTTATTAAAGTGAACTTTGGGGAAAACCCGTGGTTTCCTGACGTACTCAAAGAGGAGATGGAGTACGACAAGCGGCGAGACCCTGACAAATACCAGCACGTTTGGATGGGCCAATACCTGAGAAACAGTAACAGCAGGGTATTTCGTAACTGGAAGATTGACGAGTTTGAAGCCCCGCTAGAGGCTATTCACCGCCTTGGCGCTGATTGGGGCTTTGCAGTTGACCCGACAGTATTGGTGCGCTGCCACATAATCGGGCGCACGCTTTACATCGACTACGAAGCGTATATGGTGGGCTGCGAGATTGTGAACACGCCCGAACTATTCATGCAAGTGCCGGAGGCTGAGAAATGGCCCATCGTGGCCGATTCAGCTAGGCCGGAGACCATATCGCACATGAAGCGCAACGGGTTTCCCAAGATAATGACAGCGGTCAAAGGGCCAAAGTCGGTAGAGGAAGGCATCGAGTTTCTCAAAAACTACGACATCGTGGTTCACCCGCGCTGCACGCACACTATTGACGAACTTAGCCTTTACAGTTATAAATCAGACCCATTGACAGGGCGAATCCTGCCGCACCTTGAGGACAAAAAGAATCATGTGATTGATGCCTTGAGATATGCCTGCGAAGGTATCCGGCGGTCAGTGGTCACAAAAGCGGCTACATTTACGCCATTGCCTAACGTCAAACGGTGGTAATCAAAGGACAAACATGGCACGAATACCCAACGACCAACGCCTATCTAATCTGCACGCTGATGCGCTGCGGCAGTTTAACGATATTCAAACGGCGCTGCGCGATGAGCGCTTACAGTGCCTGCAAGACCGGCGCTTTTACTCCCTTTGCGGTGCGCAGTGGGAAGGCCCACTCTATGACCAGTACGAAAACAAGCCCAAGTTTGAGGTCAATAAAATCATGCTGGCGGTCATTCGTATTGTCAACGAATACCGTAACAACCGCATTACAGTTGATTATGTAAGCAAGGACGGGTCAGAAAACGACAAGCTGGCCGAGGTTTGTGATGGCCTTTACCGTGCTGACGAACAAGCCTCAGTTGCTGACGAAGCCTACGACAACGCTTTCGAGGAAGCGGTAGGCGGCGGTATCGGAGCATGGCGGTTGCGCACTGTCTATGAGGACGAAGAGGACGACGAGAACGACAGGCAGCGGATCCGATTTGAGCCAATCTACGATGCTGACAGTTCCGTGTTCTTTGACCTGAACGCCAAGCGCCAGGACAAGTCAGACGCAAAATTCTGTTTTGTGGTCACAAGCATGACCCGAGACAGCTACATGGAAATCTACAACGATGACCCGACAGACTGGCCTAAGATTATTCACCAATACGAGTTTGACTGGGCGACCCCCGATATTGTGTTTGTCGCTGAATACTACAAAATAGAAGAAAAGTCCGAGACTATCCGCATATTCCAGGCCATTGACGGAACCGAGGAACGCTACACCGCTACCGACTTTGAGAACGACGAGACTTTAGAGGAAACCCTGATGGCCATCGGCACAAGGGAAGTCAGGCAGAAACGGGTCAAGCGCATGAAGGTTCGCAAGTACATCATGTCGGGCGGTAAAGTTCTTGAGGATGCAGGATACATCGCAGGCAAGTGCATCCCCATCGTTGTTGTCTACGGCAAACGGTGGTTTGTGGACAACATCGAGCGATGCATGGGTGCGGTCAGGCTTGCCAAGGATGCGCAACGCCTCAAGAATATGCAACTGTCCAAGCTGGGCGAGATAAGCGCACTTTCTAGCATCGAAAAGCCCATCATGACCCCTGAACAGGTCGCAGGGCATCAGGTAATGTGGGCAGAGGATAACCTACGGGATTACCCTTACTTGCTGATTAACCCTGTAACTGGGGCTGATGGCGGCACCCAAATCATGGGGCCAGTGGCTTATACAAAGTCAGCGCAAATTCCACCAGCAATGGCCGCTTTGCTTGCAATCACCGAGCAGGATATGCAGGACATTCTTGGAAACCCGCAGGGCGCAGATAAGATGGTTTCGGGCATTAGTGGTAAAGCAGTGGAGTTGATTCAAACCCGTGTGGATATGCAGACGTTCATTTACATGAGCAACTTTGCCAAAGGCATGAAGCGATGCGGTGAAATTTGGTTAAGCATAGCAAGGGAAATCTATACCGAGGACAAGCGCCGGATGAAAACCATTGCGCCAAGTGGTGAGGCTGGCATGGTCGAGTTAATGCAGCCGATGATTGACCAGGAGACCGGCGAGATCAAGATGGCAAACGACTTGAGCGATGCCGCCTTTGATGTAGTCGCAGACGTTGGCCCATCATCCAGCAGCAAGAAGCAAGCTACCGTTCGCGCTCTTACTGGAATGCTTCAACTGACCCAAGACCCAGAGACTGCCCAAGTGATAACCGCAATGGCAATGATGAACATGGAAGGCGAAGGACTAAACGAGACAAACGCCTATTTCCGCAAAAAACTATTGCGCATGGGTGCAGTCAAACCAACGGACGACGAAAGCCAAGAACTTATGGCCGAGATGCAAGGCCAGCCGCAAGACCCAAATGCTATGTATCTGCAAGCCGCAGCCGAAGAAGCAATGGCAAAAGCAGCCCAAGCACGTGCAAGCACCGTCAAGACCGTGGCCGATGCAGAACTGAGCCGCGCAAAAACAGTAGAAACATTGAGTAATGTGGACATGGATTCGCAAGATCATGCGCTGAAACTAGCCGAGGAAATTGCGGTGTTGTCCAGCAACAGACAACGGCAACCACCCAGCCGTTTTAATGGGTGAGTTTGATGGGGTTAAATATGGGAAATGAAATCGAGTTAGAGGAAATTGAAGAAATCAACGAAATCGTTGACGAGGAAGAGGCCGAAGAGGAACAGGTAGTTGTCAGCATTGGTGAGGAAGCGCCACCTCCCGAAGAACATACCCAAGCGCCTGAATGGGTACGCGAGTTGCGTAAAACGAACCGAGAACTGCAACGGCAGAATCGTGAATTGCAAGGCAGGCTACAAGCCGCACCACCTGAGACCAAGCCAGTGGTAATAGGTAATAAGCCAAAATTGGAAGATCACGACTACGATGCAGATAAGTACGAAGAAGCACTGACCGGCTGGTTTGAACGGAAACGCCAGGCCGATGAGTCAAGCGCCAAGCAAGAAGTTGAAGTTATTAATCAGCAGAAGGCATGGCAGTCTAAACTGGACGGATACGGTAAAGCAAAAGCCGAGTTAAGGGTAAAAGACTTTGAGGATGCTGAAGAGGCATTCCAGCAAGTTTCCTCAATTACCCAGCAAGGCGTAGTCCTTCAGGGCGCGGATAATCCTGCGCTGGTTATCTATGCGCTTGGCAAAAATCCGAAAAAGGCCAAGGAATTGTGTGATATTAAAGACCCCGTGAAGTTTGCCTTTGCGGTTGCCAAACTGGAGAAAGAATTGAAAGTTACTAACCGCAAGCAAGCACCAGCCCCCGAGCGTGTCCTGACCGGCACGGGCCGATCATCGGGCGCGGTGGACTCTACACTTGAACGGCTACGGGAGGAAGCAGCCCGCACCGGCAATATGACTAAAGTTATTGCATACAAACGCCAAAAAAAGGCATAATGCGCAAAACGGGTATCGCTAGCCCGCAAAAATAGTAGTTGAATGGCCCCCGCCAGCCCATTGGTGAGTAGAGAAACATGGCAGCAATGCCGAATTTTTTATTCAACCAATGGAGTTTTCTATGAGCAATTCATTCAGTAAGGAAGAGCGCGTAGCCTTTGAGGACATCCTCGAAGGCTTTAACGATGCTTTAGTTTTGTCCCGCAACGTGTCCATCTACAACACAGATGGCTCGATGATGGAACGCACCAACAACGTTATTTATCGCCCCCAACCGTACATCGCGCAATCGTATGACGGCATGGATCAGACTAATAACTTCACCGCATACACCCAGTTATCAGTACCGGCGACACTCGGCTTTCAAAAGTCTGTGCCGTTTATTCTTGATGCTTTGGAATTGCGTGACGCACTGCAAGAAGGTCGCCTGGGCGAAGCTGCAAAGCAGAAGCTGGCATCCGACATCAACATCGCTATCATGAACACTGCGGCCAATCTTGGTTCGTTGGTGGTTACTGTTAGCACTGCTGCTGGTGATTATGACGATGTGGCCCTGTGCGATAGCATCATGAACGAGCAGGGCGTACAAGCCTTTGACCGTTACTTGGCACTGTCTAGCCGTGACTACAACGGCATTGCTGGCAACATTGCTGGTGGTGGTGGTAGCGCATCTGTGTCGCGTAGCTTTGCTGGCAACAAGTCCAACACCGCTTTTGAGCGTTCTTATGTTGGTATGGTCGCTGGCTTTGAGACTTACAAACTTGACTATGCAAATCGTATTTCAGCGGCTACTGGCTCTGACCCAACGATGAGCACTTTGGCTGCGGCTTTGAACTACTATGTTCCTGTCGCTACCTCTACTGCGGTAACTGGTGAGACTGCTAACGTGGACAATCGTTTCCAAACGATTACCGTGTCTAGCACCACCGACTTGCCAGCAGGAACGGCAATCGAGATCGAAGGCGTTGAGGCCGTGCATCACATCACCAAGCAAGGTACTGGATTTTCTAAGACTTTCCGTGTTGTGAGCGTGACCACTGCAACCACTTGCGTAATCACACCTCCAATCATTTCCGCACAAGGTGGAACTGATGCGGAGTTGCAGTATCAAAACTGTATCGTGACTGCCGCCTCTGGTCGCACAATCAACCGCTTGAATACCGATGCTGCACCTATCAATTGCTTCTGGCAGAAAGATGCGCTGGAGATTCTGCCTGGTCGTTACGCTGTCCCCTCTGACGCTGGTGTCGCAGTGATGCGTGCCTCGACAGATCAGGGCATCGAATTGGTCATGCAAAAGCACTACGATGTGAACACCATGAAAACCAAGTATCGTTTGGATACCTTGTTTGGCGTGGTCAACAAACAACCAGAGATGTCCGGCATCCTGTTGTTCAACCAAACACCTTAAGGAGTTATCATGAGTTACAACGTAGTTTTTGCACAAGGTACGGTTACCGTTACCGTGCCAGCAGGCGAGAAAATCGCCGTTCAAGCCTACTCATCGGCAAGCGTGTTTCAAGAAGTTGGTTATCCCAATTTCCCAGAATCACAAGACTTGCTGCAAGTAGTTGAGAACACCACCTATGTGTCAGCCGCATTCACTAATGCCACCAGCGTGACTATTCAAGCTGGCGCATCGGGTGCGCTTTACGCAGTTGGTGTTGCCCCAGCAATCACTGATGATGGCAACTGGCAACTTCAGGGTGCGCCAGCCAACATAGCTGATGGCGCATCGATGATTGCCACAGCAGCAGAAGTGCTGACTGGTATCGTTACTGCAACGCCTACGACAACCCGTTCCATCCAACTGCCAACAGGTGCAAACCTTGATTTGGCAACTGAGTGGGCAATTGGTGAGGCATTTGACTTTAGCGTGATTACTTTGGCTGCATTTGCTTTGACCATCACGGTTAATACGGGTGTGACCATTGTGGGTTCTGCGGCAACTGCGGCAACGTCTGGTGCATCTGCACGCTTCCGTGTTCGCAAGACTGCGGCAGATACCTTTATCGTCTACCGTATCGGTTAATCAACCAGACAGGCCAGCAGAGATGTTGGCCTGTTCTACATGGAGCTAAAAATGCCAATGAAACAAGGTTATTCAAAAAAGACCATAGGCAAGAATATTGCAATGGAAATGAAATCAGGTAAACCTCAAAAGCAAGCCATTGCAATGTCTTTAAGCATGGCCGCTAAGTCGGCAAAGGCTGCCGGTAAGCCAAGCAAAGCCCCAATGAAAAAATGATTAAGTCTGCCGCAATCATAAAGACCAAAGCACTTGCCCCTTGGAAAGAACTGCGTTTGCAAAAGCGCAAACTGAAAAAGTCACAGGCCGTGGAGCGCAAGGCAACCAAGCAAGTGCGCCCATCGCCAATTGGCAGGCGTGAAGTCGTGGTAGTTTCTGAAGTTGTTGTTGAAGTTTTTGAAATCCCTGTAGACGAAAGTCCAGCAACTCGAGAAGAGATGTTGCAACAGGCCGAGGCAATTGGGCTAAAGGTTGACAAACGTTGGTCAGATGCGACACTGCTGAAACACATTGAGGAACTGCAATGGGCTACACCAAACGACAATTCATAAGCGCAGCCTTTGAAGAGATTGGGCTTGCGTCTTATGTGTTCGACCTCGGCCCAGAGCAACTCGAATCTGCCCTGCGCCGCTTAGACGCAATGATGGCAGACTGGAACGCCAAGGGCATCCGCTTGGGTTATCCTTTGCCATCCAGCCCCCAGGACAGTGATCTAGACGAGGAAACGCTAGTTCCTGATTCGGCTTATGAAGCAATTATTTGTAGTCTAGCCATCAGGTTAGCGCCAAGTTTTGGCAAAACAGTAATGATTGAGACCAAGACCACTGCAAAACAGGGTTACGACATCTTGCTGCAAAGGGCTACATTCCCGCTTGAAAAACAACTACCAGCTACAACCCCATCGGGTGCTGGCAACAAGCCCTGGCGCGTGTACGATAATCCTTATGTCAGACCACCTTATTTGCCTGTGAACGCTGGGCCTGATGGCCCTATCGAATATTACTAAGGACAATCATGCCAACGATCAACCAACTGCCCGTCCTAAACACAATCTCCAGCGGAGACCAGTTACCCGTTTATTCGCCCAATAATGGGGATGCAAGACGCACCTCTATCGGCAGTTTGTTGACTTTCTTTCAGCAAAGTTTTGCATCGCCAACGCTGTCGGTGAATCTCTATGTGCCTGGTGCTGGGTTCAATATCACCGTTCCGACCCCAGTAAGCAATGACCAGTGGATGCTGCTGCAACCCGCTGGAACACTGGCAACAGGAACGATTACATTGCCTTTGAACACTGGTGTGCCTGATGGCACAACGGTGCTTATTACAAGCACGCAGGAAATCACATCGCTAACAATTGCGTTGAATGGTGCAACTGCTATTTATGGAGCAGTAAATTCACTTGGAGCAGGAACTGGGACAGTAATTAGGTTCTATCAACCAACAAATAGTTGGTACAACATAAATTTAACCACTGTTTATGCTGCTGGAATTCAGTCGTGGTTGACAACCCCATCAAGCGCCAATCTACGGGCTGCAATGACGGATGAGACCGGAACGGGGCTATTGGTATTTGCAACTAGTCCAACCCTGACAACCCCGATTCTTGGCGTGCCGACCTCGGGGACATTGACCAATTGCACAGGCTTGCCGATTGCAACCGGTGTATCTGGCCTTGCTGCAAATATAGCAACCTTTTTGACAACCCCATCCAGCGCAAACTTAGCCGCAGCCCTAACAGATGAAACAGGCACGGGTGCAAATGTATTTGCAAATACCCCAACACTTGTAACGCCTGTCATAGGTGCGGCTACGGGCACAAGCCTATCAACTACTGGTAATCAAGTTATCACAGGAACTGGAAAGCAGGGTTATGCCGTAGGCGCTGGCGGCGGTGTGCTACAAGCCACAAGCAAAGCCACAGCGGTGACGCTTAACAAGTCGTGCGGTCAAATAACGATGAATGGCGCCGCATTGGCCGCATCTACAACTGTATCTTTTACGATGACCAACAGCACAGTCGAATCGGGTGACATTATCGTGATGAATCATATTTCAGGCGGTACGCTTGGCTCGTATACCTTTAATGCATCCTGCGGTGTTGGCACTGCTGACATCAACGTGAGAAATGTCTCTTTAGGCTCATTGTCAGAAGCTGTGATTTTGCGTTTTGCTGTTATTAAAGTTGTAGATACTTGATGGCTACCAAACCTAAATCATCCGTGAATGCGGCTGGCAACTACACGAAGCCAACCATGCGCAAAGCCTTGTTTGATCGCATCAAAGCAGGGACAAAGGGCGGTGACCCTGGCGAGTGGTCAGCCAGAAAAGCACAATTGCTGGCGGTGGAGTACAAGAAAAAGGGTGGTGGCTATAAATGAGCAAGGTCAAAACTCACTTTCTACCAAGCGGTAAACCGTACACAGGCCCAACGCACAAGGTTGGTTCTACTTTGATGACTGGTGCAAAACACACAGCGCAGAGTAAGAACCTGACCCACACACCGCCAAAGAAAAAATGAAAGACCCTCAAAAAAGCCTTAAAGACTGGGGTTCGCAAGATTGGCGCACCAAGTCAGGCAAGCCATCGTCTGAAACTGGCGAAAGATATCTGCCAGCAAAGGCAATCAAATCCCTGTCTGCGGCAGAGTATGCGGCAACCACAAGGGCAAAGCGTGAGGCTACAAAGGCAGGCAAGCAGTTTGCTAAGCAGCCAAAGAAGGTTGCTGAAAAGATCAAGAGTTACAGATGAAAACTCCAGCCTACGCACGCAAGGAAGGACAGAATCCTAAAGGCGGCTTGAACGCCAAAGGTCGTGCTGCGGCAAAGGCCGAGGGCATGAATCTAAAGCCTCCAGTCAAGTCTGGTGACAACCCTCGTAGAGCATCGTTTCTAGCCCGTATGGGGGGCAATCCTGGCCCTGAGTATAAAGACGGGGAACCTACCCGCCTGCTGTTGAGTTTGAGGGCATGGGGCGCTACTTCAAAGGCAGACGCTCAAACCAAGGCAAAGAAAATATCGGCCAGAAATAAGGCAAAGTGATGCAAATACCTATCTTGAACGGTATTTACACCGACAACACACCAGAACTGCGGACATCGTACCCAGTTAACCTTGTGCCTGTGCCAAAACAATCAGGCATAAGCAATGGGTTTCTGCGTCCTGGAGATGGGATTGTGGCTAACGGCACAGGCCCAGGGATTGACCGTGGCGGCATTAACTGGCAGGACAATTTGTATCGGGTGATGGGTACAAAGCTGGTAGAAATAGACAGCGCAGGCACAGTGACTACATTGGGCGATGTTGGTGGGCCTACGACAGAACTTGTCACCTTTGATTACAGTTTTGACCAATTGGCGATTGCATCAGGTGGTCGATTGTATTACTGGGATGGTTCAACCTTAACGCAAGTCACAGACCCTGACCTTGGCGTAGTGCTTGATTTCTGTTGGGTTGATGGCTACTTTATGACCACCGATGGCGAGTTCTTAATCGTCACCGAGTTATCCAACCCGCTGGCTGTTAATCCTCTAAAGTACGGAAGCTCAGAGGTTGATCCCGACCCCGTGGTGGCTTTGCTAAAGCTGCGAAACGAAGTCTATGCGCTGAACAGGAATACCGTAGAGGTATTCGATAACGTAGGCGGTGAGTTGTTCCCATTTGCAAGGATTGACGGAGCGCAGCTGCAAAAGGGCGTAGTCGGGACACAGGCTTGCTGTGTGTTTATTGAGCGTATAGCATTTTTGGGCAGTGGTCGTAATGAAGCGCCTGGCATTTACATAGGCGCAGCAGCAACCACTCAAAAGATTAGCACGCAAGAGATTGATAACATCCTTTTGCAGTACAGCGAGGCGCAATTGGCCTTGGTCAAGCTGGAGGCCAGAAACGACAAGAATCACCAACATCTTTATGTACATCTGCCTGACCAAACTTTGGTTTATGACGCATCTGCATCTGAGGCTTTGCAAACCCCTGTATGGTTTACTTTGGTAAGCACTTTGGTGGGTCTTGCGCAATATCGTGCTAGAAACATGGTGTGGGTCTATGACAAGTGGATGGTTGGAGACCCGCAAAGCACAAACATCGGCTACTTGGTGCAGAACACAGGCCATCATTGGGGGCAGCAAGTCTACTGGGAGTTCGGCACACTGATTGTCTACAACGAAAGCAATGGGGCGATATTCAATGAACTGGAATTGGTCAGCTTGACAGGCAGCATTGCACTTGGAAAGAATCCGCAAATCAGCACCAGCTATTCACTGGATGGCAAAGCCTATTCGCAAGAACGGTTTATCTCTGTTGGCACGATTGGCAATACCAAGAAGCGCCTGGCCTGGTTCCAGCAAGGGCACATGAGAAATTGGCGCATACAGCGTTTCCGTGGCGATAGTGATGCTCATGTGTCTTATGTAAGGCTGGAAGCGCAAATAGAAGCATTGGCATACTGATGGCAACCGCACCTGTTTCCCGCAAACTTAACTTAACGCGAGATCAGCTTGCAGCGTTTCTGACCGACCAGCAGCAGATTAGGCAGTTTGAATTGCTGTTTTCTACGGTTGACACATTGCAAGTAATTGTAGGAACCGACTTTGAGTTTCAGGCAGACAATGCCGCAGCAGCCGCAAACGAGGCATTAGCGCAGATTTCAGCTTTGGCGCAGCAATCAGCAGTGAACGCAGCACTGGCAGAAAACAGGGCAAGTCAGGCGCTGGCATTGGTGGACAAGCTGAATAAAGCAGTAGAGGGCTTGCAGATGACTCCACCACCAAGGGAGTTCAAACGCAGCCGATATGGGTCGTTTTACGACACAACTACGCAGACAGCCACAGTTATCAACACAGCTACAGCAATCACTTTTAACACGACAGACATAAGCAATGGGGTATTCATTGGAAGCCCAACATCAAGAATCGTGGTTGATAGCGAGGGCTTGTATAACTTTGCCCTTAGCTTTCAAATCGACAAAACATCGGGCGGCACTGCTGAGTTTTACATTTGGTTTAGGCTTAACGGTGTAAACATTGCCAACAGCGCAGGGTTTATCCGCATCCAAGGTAACAA